TGGTGTTGGAGCTGGAACTCCGGAAAGAGAAGATGGAGCAACTAAGATTGTTGAAATGGTTGACAGGGGTTCAGATCGTATTCCTGGAGTAGCAGAAGCAAAACGCATTGTTGAATCTGGAGTAAGTGGTGTTATGACTGCATTCTCGGAAGGCGCAGCCGGAGCAAATAATCCATGAAATATTTCAATAGATTTCCAGTTGTAGATTACGATGGCAAGGTTGCTAAGAATATTTTAGCGCGAGTTGATTTTATTGATTCTTCGAAGAGAGATATTTACTCTAATTTTGATTACGTTTTAGAAGAAGGTTCTTCACGACCTGACGTTATTTCGAATAACTACTATAACTCTCCATACTATGATTGGCTGATTTATCTTTCAAATGGTGTAGTAGATCCTTATCACGATTACTACAGATCTGCACAAGATTTTCAGAGCTATATTATTGCAAAGTATGGATCGACCGCTGTTGCAAGAAGAAATATTCTTTTTTATCGAAATGACTGGTCTGCTGATGAAAGTCTTATTAGTGAATCTGTTTATGACAATCTTCAACCGGCAATTAAAAAGTATTGGAAGCCGAGGCTGAATAACACTGGCCAGATTGTTGGATATGAAAGAATAAAAGAAGACTGGACAGTTTCAACAAATCAAATTGTAAAACTGGTAATTACTTCTGATATTGATAACTTTAATATCGGTGACATCGTTGAGCAAGACGATGCGGAAGGAACCGTCATATTAAAGAATGCTTCTGATAATTCTATTACTCTCCAACACATCACCGGAGCTTTTGTAGCGAATACAGAAGATGGTATTACATCAGTAACGATTCTAAAAAAGAATATTTCAGATGTTGAAGCTGCTTTCTGGTCTCCTGTGACAGCATATGATTATGAAGAAGAACAAAACGAACTAAAGAGATATGTAAACATTATTAAAGCAAGCTACTTGCCAGATATTGAAAAGCAATTTGTTGAGTTGATTAAGAGATGACAACTGTTTCTATGCGTGAAGGTCAGTTCAAGCTGAATACGTTTGAACTGACTACTTCTACTGGTAGAATTATTCACTTGGGACCATATTGTTCTCGAGCAGATATCTATGAAAACATTCTAGAGTCTACAACTATTGCAGAGTTTATTATTGTTGATCGAGTTGGTATGTTCGGCCACTTTAATTTTATTGATCAGAAGATTAATATTGAATACACAACATACGAAGACAATGCAGAAGCTTCTGTTAAATACGAATTCTATCCTGTAGAACAAAATCCGAGTACAGTTCTACCGGATGACAAAGGTGTGGTGTTTACTCTTGTATGTGTTTCAAAAGAAGCTATTAAGTCTTCGCAGATTAAAAACGCTCCGTACGTAAGATCAAAAATCGAATGTGAAAAAGCAATCTTAGAACACCTGAGTATCTTAGAAACTAAGAAGCAGTTATTCTTTGAAAAAACACATGGCCTTCATGCGTTTAACTTCACCGGGCTGAATCCATTTGTGGCAATCGACAAGATTCGTTTAAAAGCAATGTCGAGTACGTACAAAGGGCACTGTTTTACTTTCTTTGAAAATAGCAAAGGATATCACTTTAAGTCTTTTGAAGCTCTAATTAAAGAAGGTAAAAGCAAGATTGGTGATAAGTACTTTGTTCAAATGCCAGTTGGAGAAGCAGATATTACCGCTTCCAAATGGAGAAACATTCTTGCGTGTAAAGTAGTTCAACCTGGTGGTCCTACAGCTACTCGTGCATTTGGAGCTGGCAAAGTTCGCATCAAGAGAAAGAATATTATTACTGGTGTAATTGAAGACGTAGACATCGATTCATCAAAACTTGATTTTGTAAGCTTAAATGAAGGTTCTGTAAATTTATCGGCAACAACACAAAATGAGTTGTCTCAAAACGAAACTAAACTTGTCATGACATACTATGATCCTACCGTAGAAGAATCTGACAGTGCAAATGCTGAGGCGGTGAGACCATATTACATGGCTCATCTTTTGAATACCATTGCTCATATTACAATTTATGGCGATTCAACGATTACTGTTGGTGATGTAATTACTGCAGATATTCCGATTCATGATGGTCTAACCACTGGTGAAGACACTGCTTATAAAGAATCAAGTAAAACTATGGCTGGCAATTATCTAGTAATGTCATGCCGTCATATTTTAAACTTCAACGAGAATGCTCAGTATCTTCAAGCACTTGAAATTGTAAAAGATGGTGTTTACGGTGAATTGCCTAAAGCTAGATTAACATAAGGAAGATATGATGGAAATCCAAAAGTGGTTCGAAGGCAAAATTCATAGCATTGATGATCCTGAAAAGCTTGGTAGAGTTCAGGTTGAAGAAGTTCTTGGTCACACTGTAGGAAAATATCGCGAAGATCCGGATAGTCTATTCTGGTCTCATGTTCTTATGTCTCCGGCAAATGCAAACGCCAAGGGCATAGGAATGAGTCCACATGGACTTACAGTAAACTCAAAAGTTCTTGGATTTAAAATTAATGATGCTCTGTCATATGTAGTTGGTACAATTGCTTATGCAGAAGATGATAATAACCATTCTATCTCTCGATACGCTAGAGAAAAAGGTCCTGTTAAAAAAGATTATATTGAAGAACTCGGCGAAAAGAAATCTGAGTATGCGGCAAAGTATCCACACAACAAGACAATTACAACAGAATCTGGCCACGTAATAGAACTAGATGATACACCAAGAGCTGAACGTATTCATGTCTATCATAAATCTGGTTCTTATGTAGAGATCTTTCCAGACGGATCTATCGTAACCAAGTCAATGAAAGATTCGACAAGTGTGACCATGAACGACCATGCAATTAGTGTTGTAAAAGGCGATTTACAAATCTTAGCAAATGAAGGCAAGATTCAAATTACTTCTGATGGAGACATTGATTTAGTTTCAAAATCTGGTGTTGTGAATATTCGTGGTGGTGTTATTGGATTAAATGGATAATGTCTGTCGTTCTTGAGCTACCAAAGATTCCAAAATTAGAATGCTCACCAGATGGTAAGGTGAGTAAAAAGGACTTAGATGCTTATTTTAAAAATGTCGGTAGAACTATCGGCCGACTTAATTTATCTGTTACAAGCTTAGATCTAGATGATGAATGTACTGTTGCAATCTTAGCAGCGGCAGTTGCAATTGAACAAGTAGTAAAGCCTTTAGACGGTGTGACAACCAAACCATTTAACAAACTCAAGTCAATAGAACTTGAGTTAAAATATAGAGCTCGTGAACTTGGTAAAGATATTGAAGAATATTTTCAAAAGAAAGTTTCTGAAATATTACTCGATTTGATTGGACTATTAGGAATTCCGAATCCGTTTGAAGTGCCAATTCCTTTTATTGGCACCGCTACACTTCTAGACGATCAAGGAAATGTTTATCAGTATGATCCTGTGATTGCAGATCTATTCACAAAAGATGGTCAAAGAAAAGTAAAGCTAGCAATACAAGAAGATATTGAAGAAGTCAAGAAGTTCTTTAAAGACGCAGAGTCTACATTCAACGGTGATCTTGGAATCAAATCACTAGATCTAGAAGTTGAAGAGCTTTGGCATAAAATAAAAAATTGGTTTAATAATCTCATTAATGACTTTATTGGTTCTGTCGCAGACGCTATCGGAAGAGCGTTGAAAGCAATTCCAATTATTGGAAAACCTATCTATGATCTTGTGTCTGCTGCAGTAGATCCAACGATTACTGTAGAGCAAGCTTTTGATAAACTAGTCGCAGAGTATAAAGCTAAAATTAAGAAAGCCAAAGAAGACTTTTTGTCTGGTAAGATTTTAGAAGATATTGGTGAACAACTCTTAAATGAAGCAATTGACAAGATTCTTGCAATTCAAATTCCTTTGATTGGCACAGTTGGCGATTTGATTGATATTGATCCTAAGAAAAGAGACATCATCATTAAGGTCGGTGACTTTCATGAGATCGAAGATAAAGTAAAAGAATTTATTGCTAAAGCTCGTAGATTCTTTAAGGGCGGATTGATTGTTAAGATTAATGATATCATCGCCAAAGCACCAGGTTATATTTTAAGTCAATTTCCGATTGTAGGTAAGATCTTTAAAGTAATTAAGAGAGTTGCAGACATTCTTTCTGGCAAGAATCCTCTTTCAGAATGTGAAGTACTTAGCATACTCTTACCTCCGATTTTTAGCTTTGGTAGTTTAATTGAGAACTTACTTCCATCGTGTATAGAAGTCGTATACGTAGAATAAATAAAAATAAAGAGAGTTGAATGGCAGACATTTCTAGAATTGATAAGATTACTAGGACCGAGAAGACCGGTGAACCTTATTATAGTGATTTCTATAATAACTTCAACGTGCATCCTCAGAACAAGCGTTTGGTAAAATACACAAACGAAGAATCTGTCAAAAGAGCAATTCGTAATCTAATTCAGACTGATAAAGGCGAACGTTTTTTTCAACCTGAAGTAGGATGCAATATACGTTCTTTACTCTTCGAGCCGATGGTGGAAACCACAACCATTCGCATGAAAGATATGATTCAAGATACTATTGCTAAGTATGAAAAAAGAGCAAGAGTTCTGAACGTTGAGATTTATCCATTCGAAGCTCGCAATGCGTATGATATATTCATTGTTTTTGAAGTAATAAATAGTGTTAATCCAGTAACTCTTAACCTCACATTGTATAGAGCGAGATAATGGCTAATTCAAGCATCATACTTACACAGCTAGACTTCGCGTCTTATAAAGCATCACTTAAAGCACATCTCCAAGAACAAACTGAGTTCAAGGATTATGATTTCGACTCAAGTAACATGTCGGTGCTTCTAGACTTGCTTTCTTATAATACATATCAAAATGCTTTCTACATGAACATGGTCGGTAACGAGATGTTTCTTGATAGTGCTCGACTTCGCGATAGTGTTGTTTCGCATGCAAAAGAATTAAATTATCTTCCACGTTCTTTCACATCTTCAAAAGCAAAGATTCAACTGAGAATTACACCATCTGATTCTACAAAGAATTCAATTGTAGTTCCAAAAGGCACATCATTCATTTCAAGAGTAAATGATTTTTCTTATACTTTTACAACAAATGAAAACGTTGTATTGACTGCTAAAACAAATGGAACGTTCATAAGCGAATCAATTAATATTTACGAAGGTGTTTATCTTACAGATACGTATGCCGTGGATTACAACAATCCACTGATCTATAAAATTAATAATAAGACAGTAGATATTTCTAGTGTGAATGTTACAGTGCTCGAAGACAATGGTTCTACTATTCTAGAATATTCTCGAGCAACATCGATGTTTGGTCATGATGAAAATGCTAAGGTTTTCTTTTTACAACCAGCAGTCGGTGATACGTATGAAGTAGTATTTGGTGATGGCGTTGTTGGCCGTAAACCAAAGAATAACTCAATTGTTATAATCGAGTATAGAACATCAAATGGCGAACTTCCAAATGGAGCATTTAGATTTATTAATGCTGCTCGTATTGATAATGAAGCCAACGTTGCAATTGTAACTCTAACAGCTGCTGCGGATGGCACAGTCGCCGAAGATCTAAACTCGATTAAATTCAATGCACCAAGAGCTTTCACAACTCAAGAACGAGCCGTGACTGCTGAAGACTATCAGAATCTTCTGAAAGCAAACTATCCAGAAATCAATGCTGTGACAGCTTATGGCGGTGAAGATGCTACACCTCCACAGTATGGACGTATCTTTGTTTCAATCGATCTGACAGATGTTGATGGTCTACCAAAGATCAAAGAAGACGAGTACAGAAGATTCCTTCGTTCACGTTCATCTGTTGCGATGGAACCACTGTTTATTACTCCAGACTATACATACCTCAAAGTTGATAGTACTGTTCGATACAACATTAACAGAACAGGTCTGAATCCAGAAGATCTTCGTACATATGTAATTGATTCTATTCTGAACTATGCTGCTACAAATCTGAATAGTTTCGCAAAGACATTCAGATATTCAAAGCTTGTTCAATCAATCGATGCAACTGATAACTCAATCATCAGTAACGAAACAGACATTAATCTTGTCAAGTATCTGACTCCAACTCTTGGAGTTCCACTTAACTTGACAATCGATTTTAAGTGTCCGTTGACTCAAGAAATTCCTCTACTCGGTGACGAGCATCCTCTTATCGACGTTCATGGCGTTACATCAACTCCGTTTACTTACACTGGAATTCAGAACTGTATTCTTGAAGACAATGGTGATGGTGTTATTCGTATTGTAACTCCTACTGGAGCAAATCATAAGAAGATTGTAGATGTTGGTACAGTTGATTATGATACGGGCGTAATTCGTCTGACTAACTTTATTGTTCAGAATTATGTTGGAACATCTCTTAAGATCTATGCAGTTCCAAGATCACGTGACATTACTGCCATCCAGAATGTGATATTAAATATCATTGAATCAGACGTGAACATCACAATCGAACAGATCAGAGAATAATGAAGAAAATAGAAGCAATCATTTCTCCATTTGTTGAGAACCAGTTTCCTTCGTTCTATAAGGAAGAGGGACCGCAGTTTATTGCTTTTGCAAAAGCATATTTCGAATGGATGGAAT